TTGGTAAGTGGATGCGATTTGCAGAGAAGCGAATTAGTGACGGGCGTGAACTGCGGGAATTTGAAACGGATATTATCCCGCCTTCGCTTCACGCTTCTATCAGTGGTGCGCTTGAAAGCGTGAAGACTGTTGAGGATGTGAAGGCGATATTTGACAATGCTATTGCATGGCAGGGGTATCCGTAATGGACATTATCAATCGTGACGATTTAGAGCGCAGACTTGCCCGTATAGTCGGGCGTGATTTGCGTTCCGAATTGAATCGGCTAATGGATTTATTAGGCGATCCACCACGCTTGACGAATGTGCCTTACACCTACTGGCAAAACGGCTGGCACGACATTCAGAAGGATGTTGAGCCGGTATTGCTGGATATATTCTTGATGCAAGCCGAAGGTCTTATGGCAGAGATTGGGATTGGGGCGAATTGGGATTTAGTCAATACCACAGCGTCACAATGGTCGAGGCGTTACACCGAAAGTATGTTACAGGATTTATTCAATACCAGGTACGACCACCTGAATGAGATCATACCGAGATTTTATGAGGAAGGCTGGAATTTAGGACAGTTACGGACAGACCTTGAGCGTTATTATTCCCCCGTTCGTGCTGAGATGATAGCCGTTACCGAAACAACCAGGGCAGCGGTTGAGGGTGAACGTGCGCTTGTTGAGGCTTTGCAGAAGGAAAGCGGTATTGCAATGGTTCCGATATGGCAAACCAGTAATGATGAGCGAGTATGTCCTATTTGTGGACCAAAGCACGGCAAGCCTATCACAGACGGGCAATATCCCCCAGCGCACCCACGTTGCCGGTGCTGGGTGACTTATGAATTTGCGGAAGGTGCCGAATGACATTTGACAGACACGCCTTTTGGCGTAATCCAGACGCAAGTAATCAACCAGAAGGCATCAAGGGTATTTGCAAGCCGCAGTTTTATCTTGACTTGCACGATATTACTTTGCTGATAGTTGATACATTGAAACGACATCTTGATAACAAAGATTCAATTATGGAGCTTGGGGCTGGTACTGGCAGGAATTTAGCAGGCTTGAAATTCGCCGGCTTTACAAAAGTGAAGGGCATTGAGATCAACCCTGAAGCGATTGAACTTGGCAGGAAGTCTTTTGAATTGGGCGATGTTGAAATTATGTGTGACACGGTTGAGGATGCGATAGACAAAATGAGTAAGTTCGATTGTATCTTCACCCAGGGATTGTTACAGCACCTATCACCTGATACAGATTGGATTCACAAAAAGATTGCAGGCAAAGCAAACAAGCTGATTGTGACAATAGAGAATGAGCAGCCTGTGGGCGTGAGATCGTGGGCAAGGAATTATAAAGATATTTTTGAAGGCTTAGGCTGGCATGAGGTTGAGTGTAAAGATAACACGGGATGCAAGGGTCATGCTCCCACAACAACGGTGAGGGTATTCAAGAAATGACTACGATCCGCATTGATGGGATGGACGATCTACAAAAGAGGCTTGATAACCTTGTGAAAATGAAGAAGGTCAATGCTTCAATAGCGCAAGCGGCATTATTCTTGGCTGGCAAGGTGAAGCATTATCCCCCAGTATCACGCCGACCAAACCCAATGCTAAAGGGAAACAGCGCAAGGGCGAAGCGAATGAGGGCGGGCTTCTTTGCAAGGTTGCACGCCGGAGAGATAGACGTTCCTTATATGCGTAATTCGTCACAGAATAGTGAGAGGCTATCACATTCTTGGACGCTAAGAACTGAAAACCAGGGGTTTAGAGCAATTATCGGAACAGGTGTAAGTTACGCAAGGCTTGTGCAGGATGAAGCAAAGCAGACGGCTTACCACAAACAAACAGGGTGGGTAACGGTGCAGGATGTTACTCGCAAATGGCAGGATGAAGCCATAAGAAAAGTTGAACAGGCATTACAAGTCGAGGTGAACAATGGATAAGTTGAGAATAAAGATACAGGTGCCTTCTAAGGCGGTTGAGCGCGAATCTAAGGCAGAAAAACGGTTGAAGGGTAATGATGATTATCTATCCTTCGATTGGCGTGTCTTGGGCGTTCCTTTTGGCGGACCCATCAAGGGACGTGACCTGGACGGCGAAGCCTTCCACGAGGACACAGATCCATTCTTGAAAGTTGGCGATCAGGTGAACATGACATACTATCACGGGTTTGGTCCCGATGAACCTGACAAGCGGCAGGAAAAGCCTGTCATTATTGGCAGGGCAACGTACACGGGCAAGGATGACAGAGGGCATTGGTTCGAGCCAATGTTTGACATGGATGAACCTTTAGCGCAACGGGTGGTAAACGCAGGACCCGAAGGTGTGAAGGCGTCAAGCGGTGCAGTCAGCCACCTCGTGAGAATGGGTAAGGGCGGCTTAATTGACGTATGGCCTGTGGGCGAACTGGCATTATTTGATACCAATGAATGGCGATTACCGGCGAATGATTACGCCGTTATCGAAGCAAAAGGCGAGGCTATCTCGGAGGCAGTCCCGGAGACGCTTGAGGGCGTGGTGGATGCGGTAGATGAATCGGTGGATGCAAAAACTAACCAAACAATTATTCCTGAGGAGGAATTAGACATGAGTGACGAAACAAAAACCCCCATTGAGGGGCAGAAAGACAATGAGGTGCAGGAACAAAAGGTTCCTGAATTTGACGTGAAGGCTTATACAGAAGAACTGCGAAAGTCAATCCTGGATGAGCTGAAATCGGCACCTGGACGTGAGAAGGGATCGCCTACCGTGAAAGCACCTGCGGTCATTAGCGGACTTGGCGAAAAAGACGAGATGAAGGGCTTTATGCACTACATCCGCACCGGTCAAGAAAACAGCGTGATGAAGGGATTGAAGGCGTCCAATGACACCGACATGAATATCGGCACTGCCGCAGATGGGCAGTACCTTGTCCCGACCGGACACTACCAGAACGTTATTGCACGGCGTGACGAGTCTGCTCTTTGGCAGAAACTGGGCGTGACTGAAATCCCCGGCATTGGCACAACCATCAACGTACCCTATGACAACGAGGCAGACGGTGAATTTGTAGTTGCCACCGAAACAGCCGAGTTTGACGATGATGCACCCGCAACCGGACGCAAGCAGCTGACATTTGCGAAATACGCAAAGATCATCCGCATTTCACACGAGTTACTGCGAGATGAGGATTCACGGCTTGAGGCGTTCCTGGCTAACTGGGTAGGTCGTGGCATGGCAAAGACTCACAATGACCTGCTTATTACTGAGGTCGAGTCCTACGGCACAAGCCTTAAGACCTTCGCATCAGCAACGGTTATCGCCTTTGGCGAAATTGATGACATGGTTTACAACGCCGACATGGTTTCATACCTTGAGGGCGGTTCACCAAACTGGGTGATGAGTGGTCCAACCTACTCTGAGATCGTCCAGCTTAAGGGTGATGCACGGCAATATGCCTCAACACCTATGGGCGGCGATGGGCGAATGACCCTTCTGGGTTACCCCGTCCACTTCACCAACAAAGCAGATGCCACCGCCGCAAGCAAGAAATCAGTATTCTTCGGCGATTGGTCTTCGGTTGGTGTTCGCAACGGGCAGGGTTTGCAGTTGATTCGTGACCCCTATACCCGCGCACGCTATGGACAGATTGAGCTGGTTTACCTGTTCGATTGCGTCTATGGTGTTCTGAACAGCGAAGCCATCGGCTATGGCGTACACCCATCAGCATAAGCTGAATTAACTAACTAACGAGGCAGAGGCATCATGACCGCCAATATCAGCGAATTGAAAAACATTCACAACGGACACGACCTGTATGTCGTTGCGGCTGGTGCCTCTGCTGGTTATATTGACCCGTCCTATTTCGATAACAAGATTGCGATTGGCGTGAATCAAGTTTACAAGCGATTCCCAAACGTGAGTTATGTTGTCCGCAAAGAGGCAACCTGGAATGATGAGGCAAGGCTGGCATCCAAAGACTTTGGATTCAATCTGATTTCGTCAAGACATTCCTGCGGCACTTTGCACTATGCAGAAAATCAAGGCATGGATTACGTCTTTGATCACCTTGACAACGGCATCAAAGAAGTCGATTTGAGCGTGATTGGTACGGACAAGATCATTGTTTCATACTCGACTATCACAAGCGCAATCCACATAGCGGCTTACATGGGAGCTCCCAACATCATCATAATCGGGCATGATTGCGGCTTACTGGACGGTGAAACAAATTACCCTGGATATGGCGAGGCGATAGGCGGAGCGGACTTCTACCGAAAATTCATTACAGAAATTGAACCACAAACACTGATACTTCGTGAAAAGCTAAAAGAAGTCTACGGATGCAATATCTACAGCCTGAATCCGTTTATCAACTTTGGCTTAGAAGGGCATGAATACCACAGATGAAAATACTAATCTTTATGCCAACCTATGAAGATAAGGGCGTTATCCAGGCATGGCCTGCCGCCGTTGATTCATTTTACGGGCTTGAGATACCTGACAACTGCGAAGTTGATTGGGTGATTGGGCTTGATAACCCTTACAAAACAGACTACAAAGACCGCCATAAAAACACCCTGTACCAGTACCAGCAGATAAGACGGCGATTTGTAGACGAGGGTTACGATGCTCTTGTCACCTTTGAGCATGACATGATCGTACCTAAAGACGGGTTAATCAAACTGCTGGCAACGGATGCACCTATTGTATATGGTTTGTATATGCTAAGGCATGGTGCATATTGTGTAAACGCTTTTTTATACATTGATGATAGTCCGAATATACAGAAGTCAATGACATACACGCCACGCAGGTATGCAATAGCAGAGCGGCGAGGGTGGGCGAGAGTATCAGGTGTTGGCATGGGCTTTACGCTGTTCAGGCGTCAGGTACTTGAGATGCTGGATTTCAGGGCATCAGGAAACAGTTACCCGCCTGATTGGGCGATAGCAGTAGATAGTACAAAGTTTGGATTAAAGCAGATTTGCCGGTTTGACGTGAAGTGCGGACATATTGAGTCAAACGGATTACCTGTATATCCAACAATAGAAGGGATGGAACAGATGACAAAAGTAAAGATACTGAAACAATTTGTATCTGGACAGTTATTCACGCCGGGCATGATAACAAGCATACCGTCTGATAAAGTGGATGACTTTATGAGGGCTGGCTATATCGAGATACTTAGCGAACCCGACCAGCCTGCGGTGAAGATTGTCCGTAAGCCCGACAAGCGCAGCACGAAGGCGATCAAAGACAAGATGAAAGACGCCTTACCGGAACGTGACGAGCAAGGACGCTTCGTAAGCAAGGAGGATTAATGGCCTATATCGAAATTCAAGACCTGAAAGATTACTTGGGCATCAGCACCGACACGGATGACAGCATCCTGACATCGCTTATCGAACGGGCGCAGGGTGTTATTGAAGGCTATACCGGGCGTGTGTTTGAAGCTGAAACGGCTACTAAATACTTCACAATAGACAACGTGGAAGGGAGGTGGTTGTATCTCTGGGGTTACGACCTGCTGAGTATCACC